GGAAGTGGTGTTTGAGCCTGAGAAGACTCGTTTCTTTTATGTCTCGGGGTTTCAAAAATACAAGATCGATCGCGTCCTCTGTCTTCCTGTGTACCGCCACTTGTACAATCGCGGACCGATTCTTCTGGGGTTCCAATGGGCCAATGGTGGCGCACTAGACTTGTTCGGTGAGCTCCAAGGGTATCGTAAGGATTACAGTTGGTGGGACTGGGATATCCGACGTATGGATCAGTCGGTGAAGGCGGTATTGATCTTACTGTCCTACTTGTTCATCCTCATGTTTTATAGACATGGTGCACTCCCCTCCATTGCAAAAATAGCCGCTGTTATGGCAGACTATACGGCGTGTAAGTTTGTGAAATGGCTATCGGAGGAAGACTGGCGTGCCGTAATTGGATGCATCTTCAGTGGAGAATTGGGTACATCCTTTATCGGGACGTGGGTGTCGGCGGTGGGCATCTACTGCTATCTGCAGCACGTACTGGCTGGCCTTAAGAAAGAGAGGGACCCTCGTTATCCTGAGTTCTATAATGAGGTCTCAAAAGGACATCTTCTTAAGGGTCTTGCCCCGGAGAACTCTCATCCATTCAAGGTGAAAGTGTATTCCGATGATGGGATTGCAGCTGTGCCGCATGGGCCGAATGGGGCTTGGAAGTCGTTGCTTGTGCTGGAGGGCCCGACGGACTGTGCGGGGGTAGTGTCTTTTAAACAGTACATGCTTACCCGTTTTGACCTTGAACTAAAACCTGGCTCTTACCATAAGTATGATCGCCTCGACATTGAGGTGACATCGGATGGGGAGGTTAAACCAGGGAGTTTCGGACCTACCATTCTACATAGGTACTTCCTCAAAGTTCACCTTGAGGGAGTGGGTGATACGATCGGTGCATTTCGTCCTACTCATGAATCCATACAACGCTTGTATAACACTATCAACCCTTCAATAGTGCCCGAGACTCTTGTTGGGAAAGTAGTGGGGTCAATGTATGATACCCAAGGAATGAATCCGAATTCTTTTGGTATTATGCAATATGAGCTTGGGCTCATACAACAGTCCTTCTGGAAGCCGAATTACGACCCGATTAAGTCATATCTCCGTTACATCCAGGAGATTGACCCCAATGATGTGCGCCAGAGGGAGTGGTTGGCTGAGGCGATTCATATTCTCAAGAAAAGCAACGGGTTCATGCGTTATATCAGATGGCAGGATTTGATTATCCCCAGTGCCGTTGAGTTGCGTGTGAAGTACTTGAGATTTGGCCCTCCGCGTGAGATCCTTACGGAACCGTTGCGGGATTGGAATACCCTAGTGCGTTTGGGATTAAATTAGCTCTTGCCTTTCATCGTTAGGCCTAGACAAAAT